GCAAAAAATCCCACTATAGAAACTCCAGAGTGGGATTATGAAAAAATTAAAGAAAGAATGAGAGGTAAATCAATAGTATTTTGTTTACCTGGAAGAGGATGTTCATTTACCTTCTTAAAAGCATTTGTACAACTTTCCTTTGACTTAGTGCAAAATGGAATGAGTATTCAAATCTCTCAAGATTATTCATCAATGGTTAACTTTGCAAGATGTAAGTGTCTTGGAGCAAATGTTCTTCGTGGACCAAAACAAATTCCATGGGATGGAAAACTTAACTATGACTACCAACTTTGGATTGATAGTGATATTGTCTTTAATACCGAAAAATTTTGGCAACTTTGTGATGTAGCATTACCTGAAGAAGGTAATGAAAGACCAATTTCTGCTGGTTGGTATTGTACAGAAGATGGTCGTACTACTTCGGTTGCTCATTGGTTAGAAGAAGATGATTTTCGTAAAAACGGTGGAGTGATGAATCATGAAACTATTGAAAGTATTACCAAGCGTAAGAAACCATTTACAGTAGACTATACTGGATTTGGGTGGGTTCTCATTAAGAAAGGCGTTTTTGAAAATCTTGAATATCCTTGGTTTGCCCCAAAAATGCAAGTATTTGAGTCTGGTGCAGTTCAAGATATGTGTGGAGAAGATGTCTCTTTTTGTCTTGATGCAATTGAAAAAGGATATCAAATTTGGTGTGATCCTCGCATTCGCGTAGGACATGAAAAAATGAGAGTAATTTAAAATGTTTAATATTCTTTATCGAGGTAGAAAAATTTATCATAATTTATCTCATGAAGAATCTGCACAAATTCTTGATGAATTATCTGAAATATATTACAATACTGGTGATTATGATCCAACTGAAATTGAATTGGAGGAAATTTAAATGGCACAGAGACCAAATCTAAACGCACAAAAAATTGAATCAAAACCTAAGTCTACCAGTCAGGGTCTTGGTAAAAATACAAAATACTCTGCCTCAAGTCGGAATAGGGCAAGAAAAAAATATAGAGGTCAAGGAAAATAACTAAACTATTCGGAGATACAATCTTCGAATTTTTTTTTTCTTATCATATATAAGATAAAATCTTAAAGGGATAGAAACCCCTTAAAAAGTTCTGATTTTAAATCAGGAGAAAAAAAAATGCCTAAACCTTCAGATAGAAATGTTGAATACATGAAACAAACTTGGGGAACAACTAAATTAATTACAGATTATGGAGTGTTAGATGAAACTAAAATGCTTCGTGAAATTAATAATGATACTCTGACTCCTAAGAAACATGATTTTATTATTCAAAATGAAATTCATGAAAAAATAAGAAATGAAAAAGATTACGATGATTGGGAGTATGGAACTGAACCAATTCCACTTCAAGAATGGTGATAAATAAAAGATAGAATTGCCATATTAAATGTGCCCATAGAACGAGTAAGTAAAGGTTTTAAAGATGTAAGTTCATCTTTTCAAATAAATCCGATGAACTTTGATCTTGTTACTATTAAAAATGAAACTGCTATTGCTCGTTCTATTCGAAATCTAGTACTTACTTTACCCGGTGAAAGATTTTTTAATCCGAATTTAGGATCAAGAATTACAGATTCTTTATTTGAAAATATTGACGAAATAACCGCAGGAATTATTAAAGATGAAATTGAAACTACAATTCAAAATTATGAACCAAGAGTTGATTTAATATCAGTTGAAGTTTTACCTAACTATGATGAATATTCTTTTGATGTTAATATAACTTATAATATCGTTGGTATTGATGTTCTACCTCAACAATTAACCTTCGCTCTAGAGCAGACACGATAAATGGCATTAGTCAACTTTACTTCTTTGGATTTTGAAGATATAAAAACTTCCATAAAGGATTATATTCGTGCGAATTCTAATTTTACTGATTATGATTTTGAAGGATCTAATCTATCAGTAATTATTGATACATTAGCTTATAATACCTATATCTCATCATATAATGCAAATATGGTGAGCAATGAAGTTTTTATTGATAGTGCCACACTAAGAGAAAATGTTGTCTCATTAGCAAGAAATATTGGATATGTTCCTCGTTCTCGTCAATCTTCCATTGCCAATATTTCATTCTTTGTTGATGTTCAAAATCCCAATTCACTATTTTTAACCTTACAAAAAGGTATTGTATGTTCAACTACATCTACTTTTGATGGGCAAAGTTTTATATTCTCAATACCAGAAAATATAACAGTCCCAGTTGTTGATGGAATTGCATCATTTGAAGATATTGAAATATTTGAAGGAACATTTATAACTCAAGAAATTTCCGTAGATCCAGTTAATTTTGATGAAAGATATATTTTACAAAATGAAAACATAGACATCAATACTCTTAGAGTTTTTGTAAGAGAAAATATAATAAGTAATACATCAGTAAAATATAAACTGTCTGATAATATTATAAATGTAAGACCATTATCTAGAGTTTTTTATATACAAGAAATAGAAGATCAAAGATATGAAATATTATTTGGAGATAATATATTTGGAAAAAAAATAGAACCCTCAAATATCATAGAAATTTCATATATTGTCACAAATGGAGAAATTGGTAATGGAATATCCAATTTCACATATAGTGGAAGAATTATTGATAATAATGGAAGCGCAATTACTGAAGGGATTTCATTAGTAACTACAATATCAGAATCAAGAAATGGTAGTGAAATAGAAAGTGTAAATTCTATTAAAAAATATGCTCCTAGGATATATTCCTCACAATATAGGGCAGTAACTTCCAGTGATTATGAATCAATAATTCCAAAAATATATCCGCAAACTGAATCAGTTTCAGTTTTTGGTGGAGAGCAACTTACCCCTCCACAATACGGAAAGGTTTTCATCACAATAAAACCTATAGAAGGAAATTTTTTATCAAATGGAATTAAAACAAATATAAAAAATGAATTAAAAAAATATTCGGTTGCTGGAATTATTCCGGAAATACTGGATTTGAAATATTTGTATATAGAAGTATTTTCTAATGTATATTACAATAATAATTTGTCTAGGAGTGTTTCTTCGGATAAGGATAAAGTAACTAAAAATATAGAAAAATTTGCAAAATCCGATGAATTAAATAGATATGGTGCCAGATTCAAATATAGTAAATTTTTAAATGTAATTGATAACAGTACTCAGTCTATTACATCAAATATCACTTCAGTTCAAATGAGAAGAGATTTAAGACCAGAGTTAAATAAGTTTGCGACATACGAAATATGCTATGGAAATTCTTTTTATATAAAAAATAATTGCGAGGGATATAATATCAAAACTTCTGGATTTAAAGTTGATGGAATATTTGATACCGTTTATATTGGAGATATTCCTAAGGTAAACAAAAAGGAAGGTTCTTTATTTTTATTTACATTTAAATCAGATGATGAACTAATTGTTGTTAGAAAAAATGTTGGAACAATATTCTACGAAAAGGGAGAAATTTTATTATCACCTATGAAAATAATTTCAACAAGTAAAGTTAAAAATAATATACCAATAATAGAAATTTCGGTGTCACCAAAATCAAATGATGTTATTGGAAAACAAGATCTTTATCTTCAATTAAACATTAATGATGTCCAGATAAATATGATAGAAGATGTAATAGAGTCTGGATCGGATTTAAGTGGTTCTTCTTATTTTTCATCATCTAGTTATTTAAATGGAAATGTAATAAGAAAGTAAAATATGAAAGATACTAGAGTAAAAATTTCAAATTTTATAGAAAATCAAATTCCAAAATATTTGAGAGAAAATTCTCCTCTTCTAATAGATTTTTTGCGTCAATATTATATTTCCTTAGAATCTAAAGGTCAAGTATTAGACATACTTGAAAATATAGATCATTATATCAATATTAATAATTTAACAAATGTTACATATGAAACTAAATTAATAAATTCAGTTTCCTTTTTTGATGACAATATAACAGTAGAATCCACTTTAGGATTTCCTGATTCTTATGGGTTAATTAAAATTAATGATGAGATAATTACATATACTGGAATAACAACAAATAGTTTTACTGGATGTATTAGAGGATTTAGTGGAATAGAATCTTATGATGATTCCAATTTTGAAAAGGATGTAGTATTTACTAAATCTAATATATTAGAACATTTTAGAAATGATATTGTACAAAATTTAAGTGTTCTATTTTTAAGTGAATTCTTACAAAAAATAAAAAAACAAATTTTACCTGGTTTTGAAAATAGAAAATTAAATTCTAATTTAAATGAAAATATTTTTATAAAACAATCTAAAGATTTTTATTCTTCTAAAGGAACTACCTCCTCATTTGAAGTATTATTCAAATGTTTATATGGAGAAAAAGTATCTGTACTGCGTCCTAGTGAATCTTTAATAGAACCCTCAAAAAGTAACTATTTAATTACAAAAGACATAGTTGTTGAAGCAATAGAAGGAAATTTAGAAGAATTGAAAAATCAAACTATATTTCAATTTAAAGATGAATATTTTTTTGAATCTTCATCTACAGTAACAAAAGTAGAAAAAATACTTAGAAATGGTAAAGAATATTTTGTATTAAGTTTAGATTTTGGATATGATAGAGATCTTGAATCAAGAGGTTCATTTATTGGAGATTTTCAAATACACCCAAAAACAAAAGTAATTGGAGATGTTAAATTCGGACAAAATTATATTGATGTAGATTCAACATCAGGATTTCCCAATTCTGGAGCATTAATAGTAAATCGTGATGGTATAGATTTTAAGATTGAATATAAATCAAAAACTTTAAATCAATTTTTTGAATGTGAAAATGTACCAAATATAGAAGATGGTTTAGATATAAGATTTGATACTTATGCATTTGGAATTTCTCCAATTAGCAATGAAGAAATTAAATTTAGAATCAGTGGTGTACTTTCCGATTTAAATATATCAGACAATACAATATTATCTGATGTTGGAGATACTGTAAAAATAATATCTCCTGGAAAAATATTAACAGATATAAGAACAAAAAATTGGTTTTATAATATTCCAATTACTTATAACATAAAAACTATATTAGATAACGGATTAATCTATACAATTGATGATCATAACTTTATTTTGGGAGATAATGTATCAATAGAATCTAGTAATGGCGATTTAATTTTTAATTCTACTGTTAAGCAAATAAAGAATACCAATCAAATTGTGATCAATCCTCCTCTATTGAATATACAGAATGAATTTTCTTATAAAATTAAACGAATAATTTCAAAATCAAAATTTCGAAATTATCCAGAAATTTTAAATATAAATTCAAATGTTCAAAATGTATATGAAAAAATAGAAGACAAATCAATATATGTGATGTCTCCTTCAATTCCAAATTATTTTAATCAAAATTTAAATATATCTGATAGATCAATCTTAATAAATGGATTTCAATTAGATAATCAAATAACTTTCCCAATTAAACATCCATTTCTCACTGGAGATATTGTATCATATTCTTATGGTAGTTCTAATTTAAATTTAAATATTGAGGAAAGATCGTATTATGTTAAAGCAATAAATGATAAAACTGTAAGATTGTTTAAAAGTCGTGAAGATATTTTAATTAATAGATTTGTATTATTTGATGATAAGATTAATGTATTTAACAATAAATTATCATTATTTTCATTTTCAAATAAAAAATTAGGTACACAAAAATTAGTAAGAAAACTTGATCTTCCCAAATTTAATTTAAATTCAGAAAAAACTGAATATGGATCTACTGGTATTTTTTTAAATGGAGTAGAAATATCAAATTATAAAAGTAATGATTTTATTTACTATGGCCCAATTGAAAGTATTGGTGTTATTTCAGATTTAGAAAATTATGATATAATAAATCCAAATATAGTTGAAATATCTGATCCCAATGGTGTTGGGATTGGTGCATCTATTATTCTACATGTAACTGGAAATTTAAAAAAAATTAATATTTTAAATACTGGGTTTGATTACCTCAGTCAACCTAAAATTAATATTGCAGGTGGAAATGGTAGTGGATATATTTTAGATATCAATTTGATAAATTTTACTCATAGTTTGGAGTTTAATTCAGAAAATATTAATTCGTTAAATTTACAAGATGATATTATCACTTTTTCGGAAGAACATAAGTTTAGAAATGTTGAAAAAATTATATATAAATCTAATGGAAAAAATTCTATAGGTGGATTAGTAAATTTTTCAAATTATTATTTAAAGTCCATAAGTTCAAATTCAATAAAATTATATTCTACAGAAAACGATGCTCTAACTGGAATTAATACTATTAATTTTTCTTCTTTGGGTCAAGGAATACATACAATAGAATCTTTTGATAAAAAAAAGAAAATATCCACCATTAATGTTGTTGATTCTGGATCTAATTATTCAAATAAAAAATTAATTATATTACCAAATAATGTAAATACCAAAAAAAATACAATATTTGCGAAAAATCATGGGTACAAAAATAAAGAAATAATTTATTATAACAGTACTGGACAAAAAATTGGCGGATTGGATGAAAAAAATTATTATGTAAAAGTTATAAACACAGATGAATTCAATCTAGTTGAAATAGTTGAAAATTCTGATCTTAATGCAGATTTTAATTTTGTAAATAATAATGTAGTACACTTTAAAAATAAAGGTTCTGGAGAACATATATTCAATTATCCACAAATTACTACTTTAGTTGAAGGAATTGTTGGAGTAAATACATTTTCATTAGAAAATTCTCAAGCAAAAATACAACCAATATTTCGAGGAAAAATAGAAAATGTATTTATTACATCTCCTGGTATAAACTACGGTACGCCTGATATTATTAATTTTGAGAGACAACCAGATTTTAATTTAATTGAGGGTAAAGAAGCTCTTTTAACTCCTATAATATTAAATGGAAGTATTGAAGATGTTTTAGTTATAAATAGCGGAAAAAATTACAATACTTTACCAGAAATAAAAATTAATGGGGAAGGAACTGGAGCAATACTAACTCCAATTATTGAAAATGGAAAATTAAAAAAAATAATAGTAATTAGCAAAGGTAATGGTTATAAAAAAAATTCCACTAATATCGTA